GCACTTGACCACGACAAGGCAATCATCAACAAGGCGAGCCCGTGGGTTGTCAACTACATCGGAACCGTTCGCCCGACCATCACCTACATCTTTGTCCTTGAGTTGGTTCTTATCAATGCATGGCTGGCGTGGTACGTTTGGTACAACGAGAAGATGATTAACTCAATGGAGGACTTGATCCGCTTCAGTGACATCATCTTTACCGAAGACGAAATGGCGCTACTGTCGGGGATCATTGCCTACTGGATGGGAAGCCGTAGCTGGGGCAAGAAGTGATTGGTCTTTACGCTGTGGTCAACACTTTGAACGGACGGGCCTATGTAGGCAGTTCGTCAGATGTGCGCAGGCGTCTTATCCAGCACAAGTCATCAATCAACACTGGGAAATTTATCCACTACCAAGGCTACGCTAAAGACGCGAAGGCTTTTGGAGCATCCGCTTTTGAGTTCAAAGTCTTGGCAGAAACAGAAACAATTGACGAGGCCAAAGAACTTGAAGAGGCGTTCTTGCAGTTGTTTTTGGATGATCTGTATAACGTGGCTGACAGCTCCAAAGGCGGTGGCCCAAAAAAGAGAGCGAACACCAAGCCATACATTGATGGTGCTGCAAAGCGGTTGTCTGACCCAGATTACCGCTTGAAACTTAGCGAAGCCTGCAAAGGAAAGCGTCAAGTCGTTAAGTGTCCACACTGCTCAATTGAGGGTGGCGGCGGTAATATGCGCCGCTATCACTTTGACAAATGCAAGGCGAAGCAATGAAACTCAGCAAGGCAGGCTCTGATCTGATGCACCGCTACGAGGGGTGCAGGAACAAGCCATACCTTTGCCCGGCGCACATCTGGACGATTGGCTACGGCCACGTCCTGTATCAAGAGCAGATCAAATTTCCGATGGTGGCATCAGAGAACAAGCCTGCCCGTAAAGACTATCCGTTGAAGCAGGAGGACAGCCGTGTCTGGAGCAAGGAAGAAATCAATCAACTATTCGCGGATGACGTCGCAACTTTTGAACGGGGTGTTCTACGGCTTGTTCCCGGCTGTGCTGGCCGTCAGGGAGCTTTTGACGCTCTTGTCTCTTTTGCCTTCAATGCGGGGCTAGGCAACTTGCAGCGCAGCCAGATGCGGATGCGTGCCAATCGAGGCGATTGGGAAGGCGCTGCCGAAGCATTCATGGCCTGGACGAAGGGTGGCGGAAAGGTGCTGCCTGGGCTTGTGAAGCGCCGCGAAGCGGAGAAGGCTTTGTTCTTGTCTGGGCTTGGGGAAGACTGATGGCAACGAATCTCAATCAGCAGCTACAGACACCGCCGACGCCTGATGTCGGCTCGGCTCCTAATGTGTATGACGCCACATACGCAAACCAGAGCAATGGCGTTCTGCGTACCTTCTTCATTCGCCTGAGCAGCACAATTGCAACGCTGCTCGGGCCTCGCGGTGGGAAGTACGTTAATGCGCCTTACGGTGCCTTTCAGGACTCCACAAATCAGACTGATGGCTCTACAGCCGTGGCGTATTACTTCCGCTTTGATACGACTGACTACAGCAACGGCATTTCGCTAGACCCGAGGACGGCATCGTTTACCGGCTCAATCAGCACCACGACTCTGACGGTTTCGGCGGTTTCGGCGGGTTCCATTTTTCCGTCAATGCAGATCACGGGGACAGGCGTTACAGCAGGAACGCGCATCGTGGCCCAGTTGACCGGGACAACGGGTGGCGCTGGAACCTATACAGTAAACACCTCGCAGACTGTCACGTCTAGGGCCATGACGGGAGATCTGCCTTCGAGGATCAAGGTGGATCAGGACGGTCTGTATAACGCACAGTTCAGCGCTCAATTCATCAACACGACCAACGATGTGCAACAGATTGACATCTGGTTTAGCAAGAACGGCGTCAACATCCCAGGATCTAACAGTAAATTCGGCATCAAGGCGAGGCAGTCAAGCGGATCTGCAAGCCATCTTATCGCCGCCATGAACTTCATCATTGAGATGGAGAAAGACGATTACTTTGAGATGCTGTGGCGCGTGTCTAATTCGGGTGTTTCTTTGGAGCAGTTCCCAGCAGTCACGGCCAGCGGATCAACACCCGCAATCCCGGCGACTCCAAGCATAATCTTGACAGTCTCCTTTATGTCCAACAAATCAGCGTGACGCCATGCCCTACATCCCTTTGAAGATTCCCCCAGGTGTGTACCGTAACGGCACAGAGTTCCAATCCGCTGGCCGGTACTACGACTCCTCTCTAGTGCGCTGGTACGAGGGAACGATGCGCCCTGTTGGCGGGTGGCGTAAACGCAGCAGCAATCAGATGACGGGAGCCTGCCGAGGCTTTGTCAACTGGCGAGACAACAGCGGAAACCGCTGGATCGGTGCTGGCACCCATTCCAAGCTCTACGCCATGAATGATGGAGGAACCCTCAAGGACATCACTCCGTCAGGCTTTACGGTTGGCATTGCAGATGCAATCCAGAAAATCGGCTACGGGTATGGCTCTTATGGTTCCTACTCTTACGGCGTGGCTCGGCCTGATCTGACAGCCATCACGCCAGCCACGACATGGAGCCTGGATACCTGGGGTGAGTACCTTGTTGGCTGCTCCAACTATGACGGCAAGTTGTACGAATGGCAGCTCGGATTCTCCGGGCCTACGCTGGCCGCTGCGATCACGAACGCGCCGACGGGTAACGAGGCTTTGATGGTGACATCAGAGAGGTTCCTGTTCGCCCTTGGCGCTGGTGGGAACACCCGTAAGGTGCAATGGTGCGACCAGGAGGACAATACAGTTTGGACTCCTGCAGCCGACAATCAGGCTGGCGACTTTGAGCTAACCACAGTTGGCAACATCAAATGCGGCAAGCGCGTTCGCGGCGTCTCCATCATCTTCACTGACGTTGACGTCCACACCGCGACCTACATCGGACTGCCATACGTCTACAGCTTCGAGAAGGTCGGCTCTGCCTGCGGAGTGATCTCCTCTCAGTCCGTGGCGGCGATTGAGACTGCAGCCATCTGGATGTCTCGCTCCGGGTTCTGGATTTATGACGGATACGTCAAGCCTCTGCCCTGCGATGTCTCTGACTTCATCTTTCAGGACATCAATTACGCGCAGGCGAGCAAGATCTACGCTGTAAATAACTCCAAGTATGGCGAAATCTGGTGGTTCTACCCATCAAGCGGTGCCACGGAGAATGACTCCTATGTGGTCTACAACTACCGCGAAGGACACTGGGCGATTGGCGATCTCTCGCGCACAGCGGGAACGGATCGCGGCGTGTTTGCCAATCCTCTGATGGTTTCGGCTGACGGGTACATCTACGAGCATGAGGTGGGCTACGCCTACGATTCGGCAACTCCCTTTGCTGAGTCCGGGCCGGTATCGCTGGGCAATGGCGATCAGACCATGACGGTGCTGGAGCTTGTCCCAGATGAGCAGACCTTGGGAGAGGTGCAGGTTTCCTTCAAGGTGAAGAACTATCCCACGGACTCAGAAACAACCTTTGGCCCGTACACCGCCAGCCAGCCCACGGATGTGCGCTTCTCGGGTCGGCAGGTTAAGGTCAGGTACACCGGTGTGGTGCTGGATGATTGGCGGGTCGGAATCCCGCGAATGGAAGCCATTGCAGCAGGGAAACGCTGATGGATGACTTTGCAAGGTGTTCTAAATGGCTGGAGGCGGCGTTAGAATACTCTGGAGGGACACACGGAATTGATGACATTGCGGAGGGTGTGCAGAAGGGTCGGTTTCAGTTCTGGCCTGCACCCAATGCCGCAGTGATTACCGAGATCATTGTCTACCCGCGACTCAAGGCTTTGAATTTTTTCTTGGCTGGCGGCGACCTCGATGAACTCAAAGCGATGCGACCACACATCGAACTTTGGGGTAAGCAAAACGGTTGCACCAGGGTTTGCTTGTCTGGCCGTAGAGGCTGGGAACGAACTTTTCTAAGAGATGAAGGCTACGAATCCAAGTGGTTCGTATTAAGCAAGGAGCTTTGAGATGGCGACACTGCCCTACTACGTCAGCGAAAATGACATTTACACCCAACTGATGCGGCAGATGCCTCAGCAGGGTCAGCCATTTTCCTTCGCCAATCCTTACGGCTCCAATTTCACTGGCGGCTACAACCCGAACCTGTATCAGACGCCACTGGCTGAGACTTCAGCATCTGCGGCTCGGCGTGTTGCTGGTTTGCTTGGCGGTGGCAGCGGTGGTGGCGGCGATAGCGCACAGCAAGCCTCTTCGTGGTCGCAGATGTCTCCTGCACAGCAGGCTGCTTACTATGCCGCCAATCCCACGATGGCAAACATCACTCAGGCTCTGCAAAACGCCTTTGGCAGAACGGCTTACGGACGGGCTCAGAATGCAATGGTTCCGGGCTTTGTCCGTGACCAGCAGTTGATTGCTCAAGGCATTGACCCTGCAGCGGTTCCCGCGAACACGGCTGCGATGCAGTCCATGCAGAATGCATTGATCGCTGACCAGAATGCGATCAATGCCATGCGAGGATACGCGCCTGTAGTCTCCGCGAACACACTTGCTTTAATGTCTGGGATCCCTGCAGCATTCGGGAATGCCGATACTACCTATGAAGGTTCTGGTTTGCTGGGTCTGTCTGATGCTTCTGTTGGACAGGCTGAAGCTGATGCGATTGCCGCAGCAGCACAATCTATGGCAGATGCACTTGGCTCTTCTGGCGAGAATGCGCCATCTGTTTCATTTGGTGGCCCTATTTCTGATTATGGTGCGACGCCAAGCGATTTAGGATCAATTGGCTATGACTCTGGATTGCTTGGTCTGTCTGATGCGTCTGTTGGGCAAGCTGAAGCTGATGCGGTTTCCGCAGCAGAAACGGCGGCAGCAATGGGCTCAATGGCTGACGCAGCAGCGGCTGATGCAGCAGCGGCTGCGGCTGCTTCCAGTGCTGATGATGGATACGGCGGTTATGGTGGCTACGGCGGCTATGACGGCGGTAGTTATGGCGGCTATGACAGTGGCGGCTATGACAGTGGCGGCTACGGCGGCGACAGTGGAGGTTATGGCGGCGACAGTGGAGGTTATGGCGGTGACGGCTGGGCCAAAGGTGGCAAGGTCACCATGAGTGGCCTGCTTACCAATGTTCCGACTCCGGGTGAGGATGATGGATATGGCGCTCTGCAGGCTGGCGAGTACGTCATCAAGAAATCCACCACGAAGAAGCTGGGCGATAAGAAGCTCAAAGCCTTGAACGAAGGCCGAGCCACGATCAAAATGCGTAAATGAAGGAGCAGCAAAATGTCTAAAGGCGGCGGTGATACGCAAACGGTTTCTAGTCAGATTGACCCTGCCATCAGGGAAGCCTATCTGCAGAACCTGCAGCAAGCTCGCGGCGTAGCTGCGGCTTTGCCGGTACGGCAATTTGCAGGCTTTAGCCCTCTCTACGAGGCTGGCGAGAGGCAACTCACGAACCTGGGACTCACGCCCTTCTCTGCCTCAGAGATCACGGCATTTCAGAATCCTTACGAGCAGCAGGTTGTCCAGCAGACTCTTGGAGATATTGAGCAGCAGCGCCGCATGGGCCAGATTGCTGAGTCGCAGCGGGCCACAGCGGCAAAGGCATTCGGAGGCAGTCGCCAAGGCGTAGCACAGGCTCTGACCAATGAGGCGGCTTTGCAGCAGGCCGCGAGAGCCTCTGCCAATCTGCGGCAGCAAGGATTCACACAAGCGGCTCAGTTGGCCCAGCAGGCTCGACAGCTTGGCCGTCAGGGCGCGATGGACGTCATGGGTCTTGGCGGTGCCCGTCAGCAGCTCACGCAGCAGCAGCTTGATGCGATCCGCAATATCGGTCTTGAGCGCCTCGGGATTTCACAGAGCGCTTTGGGCCTGAGTCCCGCCAATCTCGGAATGACCCAGACGTCTCCGCTGTACCGCAACACTGGAGCCAGTGCCTTGGGCGGTGCCCTGGCTGGCGCTCAGTTGGGTAGCGTGATCCCAGGACTCGGAACCGGCCTGGGCGCTGGCATTGGTGGTCTGCTTGGCCTGTTTGGATGAGGTAAAAAATGGCTACATCATTTGATCTTGGCGGCTTGCTCGGGTCGGCATTCGGCGGCAATGAGTTTGATGACTTGCTGACGCCAGAGCAGCGTGCCTCCATCCAGCAGCGCAGCCTGCTATCAGCAGCCGCAGCCCTGCTGCAAGCTGGTGGCCCGTCAAGGACTCCGACGAGCCTGGGTCAAGCACTCGGTTCTGCTTTGCAAGCAGGGCAAGCTGGTGCGCAGCAAGCCCAGCAATCTGCCTTGACGGGAATGATGACCCGGCAGAAGCTGGAGGAGGCGCGGCGAGCCAGGGATGTGCAAAGCCAGATTTCCAGACTTCTTACACCGACCCCTGCAGCGCCTGGAGGCGCAATCACTCCTGAGATGGCACTCGCAGCGCCCGTGACGGATGAAATGCCTGCAGGCCCAACCTTGGCGCGTGCCGAGATGATTGGTCAGCCTGCCCCTAGTGCGCCAGCACTCCCGGCGAATGAATCCCAAGCGCAGCGCTATCGCCAGATTGCTGACATCTACACCGCTAGTGGAAGAATTGAAGACGCTGCTCGCATGATGAACATTGCCGAGCAGCTTGCGCCAAGCCGTCAGAAAGTTGTCGGAGACATCTTCCGTGGTACTGACGGTAAGTTTTTTCAGCGCACAGAAAGTGGCAATATCATTGAAGTGCCCAAGCAGATGGCACCGGCTCCGAAGCCTGTTGGCGGTAGAGATACCGTCACTGACTTGGCTACCGGCAACCAGATTCTGGTGCAGGGCTACGATGATGGCAGCTTCCAAACCGTTCAGGGCTTTGGGCCTAGGCGCGATGTCGTTCTACAGAACGTTGACGGCAGGATTGTTGCCGTTGACAGGAATGCCGTGGCACCTGGTCAGACGTTTGGAACCGGCATCTCTCCCGTCGATCAGGCTCGCCTTGACATGGAGAAGCAGCGGCTTGAAGTGGAGCGCCGCCGACTCGGACTCAGCGAGGCTGAGTTTGCCCGTAACAGCTATGAGCGAGTCGAGACTGCTCAAGGCATTGTGTATGTGCCCAAGCGCCCTGGCGCACCCGTCATCCCCATCATGGATGCTCAGGGTAAACCATTGATGGGCGCAGGCGGTGGCAAGCCTACAGAGGGCGAGACGAATGCGGCTGGCTTTGCACAGAGGATGGAGAGATCGCTAGATGTGATCTCCAAACTGCCTGCGAATTCGCAGCCCGGAATAGGCGCTTCAATTGCAGGCTCCATTCCATTTGTTGGAGGCATCGCGCAGCGCGGTGCAATGAGCCCGCAGCAGCAGCAATTCAAGCAGGCCGCAGATGATTGGATTCGCGCAAAGCTGCGCAAGGAGTCTGGCGCTGCGATTGGCGTGGATGAAATGCAGAAGGAATATGAAACCTACTTCCCGCAAATAGGTGACAGCCCTGAAGTCATCAGGCAGAAGGCATCTGCTCGCGCAATTGCAACTGATGCCATGCGCACATCTGCTGGCAAGTCGTACAAGCCTTATGTTCCTCCTGAAACTGGACGGATCCAGGCACCGACTGAAGGGCAGACCGCGAAAGACAGAAACGGCGCTAACATCATCTTCCGTAACGGCAAATGGGTGTATCAATAATGGCAACATCATTGCGCTCCGGTATGGCGGTTCCCGAAGAGGATCTGCCCGAGTCTCTTCGCGTTACTGCTCCGTCCTCGGGTCAGCCAGTTCCTGCTGGCGCTTTCCCCGAGAATTTTGAGTTCCCGGCAGTTGGAGATGAACCCGGACGGCCTCTCGGAGAGTCTTTGATGCGCCAGCTTGGATTGGCGGCTAGAGCTGCTGGCCCTGTTGGGGTCGGCGCTCTTGGCGGTGGTGCTGTGGCTGGCCCTCCAGGCGCTGCGCTAGGCGCTCTGAGCGTGGGCCTTGGTACAGCGATTGGCGATCCACTTGTGACTCTGTTTAACCGGGCCACGGGAACCAATCTGCAGACGCCAAGCCAAGCCCTTGAAGGCGTGATGACGCGCATGGGTTTGCCTCAGCCAGAAACGTCCACAGAGAGGATTGTTCAGGATGTGATGCGTGCAGGCACTTCTGCATCTGGTGCTGCTCGCGGCAGTGCCGTGATGGGTGAGAGCCTGCTGCGCGGTGCAGGGATGCGCGGGGCTCCCGTCATGGGGCCTGCTGCACCGATTCCTGCTCAGGTCATGGAAACCTTGGCCCGCTATCCTACTCAGCAGGTACTTGCCGCCTCTATGGCTGGTGGTGCTGGTGCTTCATTGCGTGAAGGAGGAGCCAGCCCATTGACTCAACTGGGCGGGGCTATGGTGGCAGGTATGGTTGCACCCGGAGGCCCGAGGCTTCCCATCACGGCTCGCGTTGCCGAGGCTCCCGGCGCCCTGATTAAGCCATTCACGCAAGAAGGCCGCGAGGTCATCGTTGGCAATGTGCTGCGTCAATTGGCAACAACTCCAGACGAAACCGCTGCGCGTCTTGCGCAGGCTCAGTCTCTTGTCCCTGGCGTTCGCCCAACGACAGCAGCGGCAGCGCGAGATCCTGGCCTTGCTGCATCTGAGACTGCCATCAGGGCTCTGGATCAGTCCGGTGCATTCCCTTCGCGGCTTTCCGCTAATCAGCAGGCTTTGCTTGAGGCTTACCGTCGCGTCTCTGGCCGTCCAGGTTCTATTCCTCTTGCCGAAGCCAAGAGGGCAGAGATCACGGCTCCGATGCGTGAGCAGGCTTTTGCTAACGTAACGGTTGACCCGCAAGCCTTCCAATCTGGCATTACGCTGACCGTCAATCGCGCCATTGAGAACATCAGGAACAGCCCTGCTGGGGTGCGTCAAGACGTCGAGACGGCGATGAACTGGGCGACATCTCGGATTGCCAAAGCTCGCACGCCGATGGAGCTTTACGAGATCCGCAAGGACTTGTCTGCAGCAATGCAAGGCAAATACAACCAAGACGTCCCGAGCCTTCGTCTTGCCAAGGGTCAGCTCTCTGATGTGGTTCGTGTCGTTGATGACGTCATTGAGTCATCTGCTCCAGGCTTTAAGGCATACATGGAGAAATACTCCAAGATGTCGCAGCCGATTGACCAGATGCGAGTCCTCCAAGACATTGAGCGCAGGGTGACAACGGGTCAGCCCAATCTGATGACGGGTGAGCCTGTTATTGCTGCTGGTTCTCTTCGCCGCCAGTTGGCAACGCGAGCCGATGAGATCGGGGCAGAGTTGTCTCCTGCTGCACAGCGCAAGCTGGACAACATCATTGAGGAGATCAATCGCGGCATGGCGGCGACTGCTCCAGGCGTTAAGCCTCCTGGGTCTGACACCTTCCGTAACATGAGCATGGGCAATCTGATTGGCCGAGTGTTTAGCGAGTCGCTCGCGGATAACACGACGCTGCGCACCATGACAAGGCCGCTGGACTTCTTGTATCGCCTGCCAGATCAGCAGATCCAGCAGCTTCTGGTTGAGGCAATGCTTGATCCTAAGCTGGCCTCCGTGATGATGAGCAAGGCCAACATCTTGAAGGTTGAGCCTCTAGCCAAGTCTCTGCGCCAGAAAGCCGAGCAGCTTGGATTCGGTGCAACGATAGGCGCAGGCCAGCAATAAAAAAGCGGCTTTAGGCCGCAAACCATTTTCAGATGTTTGTCATATTTAATTAAAACAATCGGTAGATATGGCGAAACTTCAGAACAGACCCACGGCAGAGCAATCTGCCGAGTTTGACGAATGGATTAAGCGCTGGCAGCAAACCCTCAATCTCAACGATTGGAGGATTGAGCGAAGCAGCAAGATAGCGCGTGCGGCGATGGCCTCCATGCAGTGCGACGGTCAGGCTCGCCTAGGCACCTATCAACTCGGTGATTTTGGTGCCACCACAATCAACACTGAGTCACTTTCCATGACGGCTCTGCATGAGTGCCTTCATGTTTTTCTTTTCGACTTGATCGCAACTGCGCAGGATAGGCTGGCAACGCCAGAGCAGCTTGATGCCGCCGAGCATCGCGTCATCAATGTGCTTGAAAGGATTTTGTATGTTCAAGAAGGCAGTAAGTGAGGCCGAGTTCATTGAGCTTTGGAACAGGTACAAATCTGCCACCAAGATGGCGCAAATCCTCGGCATTAGAGAGCGCAACGTCATAGGTAGGCGCAAACGCATTGAGGCTAGGACGGGTCATCGCCTTGATGTTGTCAACCCACAAAAAAGGCCTCTCAATCACATCGCCCCATCAAAATCCTCTAGCGCAAGATATAGTTTGGGCATTGAGAACGGCGTTGTCCTAGTCTTCTCTGACGCGCATTTTTGGCCCGGCATTCGCACCACATCGTTTAAAGGTTTGCTATGGGCAATCAAGAATCTAAAGCCAAAAGCTATCATCAATAACGGGGATGCCTTTGATGGGGCCAGCATCAGCCGTTACCCTAGAATTGGCTGGGACAGTAAGCCGTCAGTGATCCAAGAACTGCACGCCTGTGAGGCCAGCCTGGGCGAGATTGAGGATGCGGCGAAGGGTGCCAAACTTGTTTGGGCGCTGGGCAACCATGACGCCCGCTTCGAGAGCCGCCTTGCCAACACCGTGCCCGAGTTCATGCACGTTGGCGGCTTTAAGTTAGCCGATCACTTCCCGGCCTGGGTTCCTTGCTGGAGCTGCTGGCCGACTGAGGAGGTGGTTGTTAAGCACCGCATCAAGGGCGGCGTTCATGCCACCCACAATAACACGGTCAACAGCGGCATCAGCACAGTGACGGGCCACCTTCACAGCCTGAAGGTGACGCCATTTGCCGACTATCGCGGCAACCGCTTTGGCGTAGACACAGGGACTCTGGCAGACATTGACGGAGCCCAGTTCACCGATTACCTTGAAGACAGCCCGACAAACTGGCGCTCTGGCTTTGCGGTGCTGACCTTCCACAATGGTCGACTCCTCTGGCCTGAACTTATCCACAAGTGGGATCAAGACAAGATTGAGTTTCGCGGTCAGGTGATAGATGTCTCCAAGATATGAGCGCATGGCTCATCATCGCCACCGGCTTGGCGTATGCCTTTGTCTCGGCTGAGCAGTTCTACAAAGGGAACCCGCAAATGGGCATCGTGTACGCAGGTTATGCGTTCTCGAATGTGGGGCTTTACCTGATGGCGCGTTAACGCGACCTTCGCGCAATCAGCTCCATCACATCACGATCACCGGCCTGCTCGGCAGTCGGTGCGAACAGCGCTCGGCTGCGAGATGCAGCGCTTTCACGGGGATCGCAGAGGAAGTAAACCGCCAGCGACTTGCGGTACTGACCTTCAGGGCAGGCGATGGGCTCTGGCAATCCATGCCATGCGTTCGTCGTGTCAAAGATCACAGCGCGGTTGAAGACAGGCGCGATTGATTTGACCAGCTTACCCGGCTTGCCCTTGTTATTGCGCCACAGGCCGAGTGATCCTCCCCAGGACTCCTGCCAATCAGGATTGAGGTACACGATCAGATTGAGGCGGCGCTCCAGGCCGAGCTTAGGGTGGATGCTGTAGTCAAGATGCGTGTTCAGCTTCCCGCCTGCACCGTGAATGTGAAGGCCAGCCCCATGCAACCCGATGTCAGGGTAGAGGCGGCAGCGCGTCAGCCGTTCAAACGCCATCACGGACTGAGGCGAGTTGATCTCGGAGAAGAACTTATACAGGGCTGGCGTGAAGTGGTGCCAATTGTTGAGGGTCTTCTTCACCTCAATGGCATTGTCGTATGTGTGCCAGACGGGCGAATCGAAGGCGGGGAAGTCTCTGGCAAGCTCATGCGCCTGAGCATCATCAAGGAACCCGTCAATCACCAGATGCGGGAACGGCGCGAGAGCATCCCAGTGGTCAATCATTGGCGGCTACCGTAGGCAGCAATCAGCGTGGCATCTGACCTGCCGTCATCCTTGACGCGAGCAAACTGTGCAGCGTGAGAGGGGAAGAGCTGGGCAGCGCGGTAGCGGGAGCCGTCCTTGCCTTGAGGAACGTCCAGCGCCTTCTGCCATGTGCGTGGCGGGATTGTCGTGGTCGGGATGTCCAGGGCTGCGAGGATGCCGAGGACTACGCCCAGGCTCTGGCCCATGCTGAACATTGACGTTACACCCTGACCGGGCATTGCATTGAGGCGCTCAAGGTATGCGCAGTTGGGGGCTGATTGCTTGATAAGCCTCGCCAGCTCTGCAGCGTTTACCATGCGCTTGTTCTTGTTGTTTCGCTCCAGCGTCACGGTGGGCATATCGTGGAGGTCAATGAGCTGGCCTTCAGCCACGATGGCGATTGCGCCATTAAGGCCCACGTCGATGCCGAGGACTCTCATGCCTGGGCTGGTTTCTGGACTTCTGAGAGCTTTTGCAGGCGAGCCGCCACCAGGGCATCAGCGGCCTGCTCTAAGCGCTTCACGGCCCCGTAGAGTGGCTCAGTTACGCCATTGCTCCAGCGGCTGACCTGAGCCTGATCGACCTCGGCAACCCGGCAGACGTCAGACAGGCGAAAGCCTGCCGCCTCAGCCTTGGCGCGGATCTCCGAAATTGCTTGCTGTGCCGGGGTTGTCATGCCTAGAATTGTATTTCCAGATTGACGGAACAGTCAAATGGCAGGGCAAAAAGGGGGCGAGGTACGAACCCCGCCCCGAACGCATGGCAACCGCTGGGAGACACAGCGGCTAAGGCGGGAGAAGCTCAAAAACTACCGCCTCGGCTCTGATTATCGGATGGGCAATAGTTGACTAGACTGTGGGGGAGTTGACAAGAAAATCATTAGTTGTATGATGCAGTCATCAGTAACCCACTAGGAGAAAGCAAATGGACACATCTCGCCGCTACCCTCGCACGATGGAAGAAGCCTTCGGCCCTTACGCCCGAGGCGGCATCACCGAGCAATACGCACCCATGCCTCTGGCCGACAAGATCATCGTGGCCCTTGGCATCGTGGTCGGCACTGGCGTTCTCGCCGCTATCTTCCTGGGGGTGCTGTGATGAACGCAAGCCTTGCCAAAGAAATTGATGAGATCGTGGCAGACCTGATGCCTATGGTCGGATCAGTGGCCTTGATGACCCGCCAGGACTACGAGCGCGTCATCTCTATGGCTGCAGAGCGCGGCGCAATCTCGGGTTGGGTTCATGGGATGCGCACAGCAGCCAATGCAGCCCGTCAAGCATTGGAGGCCAAAGAGTGAGCCCTCCTCGCACCTTCCACACACTAGAGAGCCTTCAAGCCCGTACTGAAGAGGAGGGCGACTGCTGGCTCTGGAGAGGCTACATCCAGAACGGCACGCCACAGGTGGTGCGCTATACCGATGGCAAGAAGGAGATGTATAGCGTGCGCAGGTTTCTGCGTGAGCTGCAGACCGGCAGGCCACAGCCCTCCGGGCACTATGGCAACTCATGCGGCAATCCTCTGTGCGTAGCACCAGACCACACCCTCTACAAGACCGTGAAGAACCATATGAGGGACATGGCGTCAAGGCGCATCCACGGGCCGGTGGATCGGCTCAAGAAGCGGCAAGTTCGCATTGACAAGGGTCTGACTAAGCTGGACATGGAGAAGGCTCAGGAGATTCGCGTCAGCTCAGAAACATCCGCAGAACTGGCTCAGAAGTACGGCGTAA